GGCGGCCGTTCGGCTTATCTAGGCCGCGTGGCGGGCTGACAATCTGGCTTTCTTGACTCGCGCGCGTTTCGTCACGTCGTTGTCCTTCCAGTAGCACCAGATCGCGCTGCCGGCGGTCCATGCCAGGCTCACGAGCTGCGTGATGGTCGTGTCATCGATGTTGAGCACAGGATGGCCGAGCATGGTCAATGCCTGGTTGATGAGCGCGAGCAGCAGGATTACGAATCTGGATATCGTGCCGCCATCGATTCTCGGCGTCGTTACTTCGGCATCGTCATCGTTGGCGGCCGTGATCTGCGCGGAAACGGGCATCGCATCCTCTTCCGTCGCGTCGGTCGTCGGCAGTCGGTTTTCCGTGGTGTCGGTCATTTCGTCGCCTCTTCCATCTTGCTGATTTTTTCGGACAGTTCGCTGATCTGCTTCTGCTGCGTCTCTATGGTCTTGGTGAGCCGGTGCAGCATTCCGGGGATCTCGAAGCAGATGGTGTTGTAGACGTTGCCGCCCGGTGCCGAGCCCTTGTAGCTGTATTGCATGATGCTGTCGCGGATGCGCTGCGGCAGCTCGTAGGTGAGCAGATTGTACATGTTGCCGCCCGGTGTGGCGTTCTTTCCGTTGGGCTTGTATGCCCAGTTCCATACTTCGTCGCCTGCATTGGACATGGTTCCTCCTTCAAGAATTCGGTTTGCTTGGTCGATGATCTGCTTGTATGGCAGTCCGTTGGGCGCGAGGTCCGGGCATGAGAGGTGGTCGGTGTCTGGAATCTCCCTGTGCAGCCACACATTGCCTTTCAGGCCGTCGTGCCACAGTTTTTTCCATCCGTACCTTCTCGCGATGTCGGCGCACAGTCTGGCGCTTGCGTCGATGCACTCCTGGGTGCATACCGCGCCGTCGGCCATGCCGCCCTCGTGCTCGATGCTGATGGTCGAATTATTCGATGTGTAGTTCGCGTCGGAATAGCTGCCGTCGAGTTCCGACACGTATTGGTGGATCTCTCCGGTCGCGCCGATGCCGTAGTGTGCCGATGCCCGGCTCGACTGGTTGGCGAACGTGGCATCTGTGCCGGCGAGGTATCCAACCATGATGTGCAGCGTGATGTGCGTGACGCCGTAGCCGTTGCGGCCCACGTAGTGGTTCGGGCTTCCTTTCCAGATGATGTCGCTCATGTTGGCTCCTTCTACTCGCGGAAAAGGTCTTCAGGTGGTTCCGGCGGCGGTGGCGGGGCGCGGCGGTAGATGTGGTCGATGAGTTGCCGGTTCCATTGCCACAGGCGTTGGTTGTCGGCCTGCATCTTCTGTGCGAGCCTGTAGGCTTCCATCTTGTTCTTCGCGGCGGCCGAGAGGGTGGAGACCAGTGCGCCGACGACCGCGCCGACCGCGCCGACGATGGCGATGATGAGATCCGTCATGCCGGGTCGTCCGCGGTGTAGATGAAGACGATCCAGACGTTGATGGCGGCCGCGTTCGACGAGCCTTTGCGCACGATGATCTCGCTCGGTGTGACCGTGACTTCCGAATGCCAGTAGGTGTCTGTCGCAAGGTATGGCTGCATGCTGCCTTTCTTGCCCTGTGTGATGACGTGTGCATCCAGCAGCGTATACATGTTGCTGATGCCCGGTGATGTTCTGGAATTGTTCGCCAGATTCTTGTATTCCCTTACCTGCATGTAGATTCTCCGGCCATCGACCCATTTGCGGCCGGTGTAGATCTCTGAGTTGAGTCTCCATACGCCGTTCCATGGCTGGTCGGCGTTCCTGGTCTTGACCCATTGCGCGCCGTCCCACACATATGGGCCGTTGTCGTCGTTGCCGCCGGTGACGTATCCGGTCTGGCCGGTGACGCCGGTGATTTGCCGAAGGGCTTCGAGGGTGGTCGCGACGGCCGGTTTGACGCCTTCCGGCGTGGTCCTCCGATCCACCTGGTCAAGCGCCTGTTCGAACGTGTCGGCCATGCTCTTGAACGAGTCCGGCGCGGTTGATACGAGGTCGGAGCCTTCGGGATACGAGAGGCCGTAGATTGGTGTTGTTGCTGTCATTGTGTTCCTTCCTTTTCGGCGGTGGGCGAAGAAGCGTCGATGGTCTGGATCATCGAGAGGTCGCAGATGTGCAGGTCGAGCTGCTGCCAGCTGAGGCCGGATGGCAGGTCGGCCCATGTGATGCGGTTTGTCAAGAGCGGCCGGAGCGCGGCCAGCGTCGCTTCCTGGGTGAGCGTCGGCTTGCCGTTGCGCCACCGGTATGAGAGCGTCCCGCCGATGGTCGTGATGGGGCCGGTGAAGGCCGGTCGGCCATCTGAGCCGATCAGGGCCGACGCCTTGGCCTTGACGATGACGAACGGGCCGGATGGTGCCGCCTTGTACGGCCATGGCAGCCGTGCCGGGTCGATTCGCGTGCTGTTGAACGTCACTGTCTCCGGGACCATTCGCAGGTCGTGCGATTCGAGCCATTGCGCGACGTTGGCGCGGTCGGTGTCGCTGACGTTCGACGTGGCCCCGCTGTTCCACACGCCGCCTGAGCCATCGATTGCGAGCATGTCGGAATCGAGGGTGAGGTTCTTCTGCGTGGCGGTCAATTGGGAGGGCAGACGGTTCTGGTCTCCCATCGTGATCTCGACGTCATCGAACGAGAGCTTGCCGTTGTCCGATTTGACGCGTTTCGCGTTGATGACCACCTGAGTCAATGGTTCGGTGATGCTCAGATCCGTCGATGCCTCGATGTCGGACGCCAAGAGCGCGTATCGTGTCTCTCCGCCGGCGAGGACGCTGAGACGGCCGTCCGATGACAGGTGCACGGCGATCGGGTCGGCGAGGAACAATGGCCGGAGGCTTGATGTAGCGCCGTCGTAGACCTCGTGCCACTGTGGGAGTCGTGGCCCGACGGTGAGCCGGTGCAGCAGGTCGAGCTGCGATGGGTGGTCGGATGACGTGTATGGCGCGACGCTCGATGGCAGAGCGAGCCCGTCCAGTTGGGCTTCCGGCGCTCCCTGCGCCGAGGCCCTGCGGTTCATCTCCGCGAGGCGCGCGGATGGCGTGCCGATCCAGTGCGCGCAGTCCCATTTCGCGGCCGTGTCTGTCGGTCCTTGGGATTGCAGGCGCTTCCACACGGCCATCCTCGATGTGGCGGAAAGTTTGAGCAGCCACCCGCCGCCGCTGGCCGGTTCGACGCTGCCGCCGGTGGAGACGGTGCCGGCGAACATTGTTTCGGATGGCGAGTCTGGCGAGTCTGGCGAGCCGGGCGAATACGTCTTGTGGAGCGAGTCGATGGGGATGCGCAGATCGCGCCAGCCGCCCATCGCTGGCGTCAGGTCCATCCATCGCGGCTGGTTGGAGAATTGGACGACCACTTTCATGCCGGCCAGTGTCAATGCCTGGCCTGCGAGCCGTCCGGTGCGGTCGCGGAGGGTGAATGACATCACGGCAGGTTCGGGCTGTTCGTCGATGCTGTCGCTTCCCCACCGGATAGTGAAAGAGTCGAGGGCTGCGATGTCCTTGGCGGAGTCGTTCACCGGTGTCCAGCCGTTGCCGGTGTCGATGAACATGAAGCACTGCTGCATCTCATGACCTCCTTGCGTCGTAGTCGGCCAGAAGCCGTTTGATGGCCTTGGCGGTGCCGTCCTTGTCGATGACCTCGCCGTTGATCTCCACGTTCCAGGTGTTGACCACTGGCGTGGCCGTGTTGCCCTGGGCGGAGAGGTTGAGGGGCATGGCCGCTAGTCTGCGGTTGGCGCGGCTGATAGCGGTTTCAACACTGCTGTCAAACCCGGTGTTGAGGCCCTGGGCGAAACCGGTCATGATGGCCTGGCCGGCGGGGATGAGCAACCTCCGGTCGTAGCTGATCGGGCCCTTGTGCGCCTTGATCCAGTCGCCGATGCCGCTGATCCAGCCGGTCACGTTGCTCCACATCGATTTGAGGCCGTTGAGGAAACCGCTGATGATGCTCGCGCCGGCGTTGTAGAGCAGTGTGCCGGCTCCGGAGAAGAAGCCGCCGATTGTGCCCGGGATGCCACGGAACCATGAGACGACGCCGTTCCACGCGTTCCTGGCACCGTTCGCGGCCGAGTTGAAGATGTTGACGATGGTGGAGCCGAGACCGGAGAAGAAGCCGATGATGCCCTGCACGCAGCCGGACAGGAAACTTGTGAAGCTCGACCAGACGGCCTTGCCGGTGTTGGTGCAGGTGAAGAAGTAGGTGAGTCCGGCCACGAGCGCGGCGATGAGCGTGATGACCAGCATGATCGGGTTCGCGGCCATGACCGCGTTGAACAGTGCCTGAGCGACGGCGGCAATCCGCATGGCGGTGGTGACGGCAG